CTTATTGTATGACCCTAGAAAAGGAATCTAAAAAAGAACAAGTAAAGGAGGAAGCCAAATGATCAAAAAATACATTGTCGCATTCTTAATCATTTCACTTTTCATTCCGGGGTTTGCACTTGCTGGGCCGAAAGCAGTCAAAATCGGTGATGTTGTCAATATTGATCGGATTGGTAATCGGGATGATAAAATATTGGTCTTACGGATCGATGACCCCGAAAATCCATTTGTTTCAATTTATATTACTCAGGTCAAGGCGGGCCAATGGACAGCTATATCCGACCCCAGCAATACGTCGATTGCGTGTCGTCTAACTGGTAAAATTCCTATTGATGAGAAAGGGAAACAGATCATCAACAAAAAGCATAACAAGGACATTGGTCATTTTCGCAAATCCATCGGGACCAAAATAATGAAGATTGCCAGGTGGTATGATAAAGGAAAGAATGTTTTAGTATATGTTGTCTATACAACAAAAGTGTTGGATGGTTCATCGAAGCATTCTTTGTCAGTTGTACCATTAGGACAGCCTCTGACGCCGTCCAAATAACGGAAGGAAGGCGACTTGGGAAAACTAATCCAAGTCGCCTTCATTTTTTTGCTTACTTAATGAAGAAATTTAATTCAATTTGTTCAACAACTCTAGTAGGTTCTAGAGTAACATTAACGTGGAATCTCTTAGTTTTTCTTTCGTAGTCGGTAGCACCAACTTCAACTGAATAACTGTATAGACCGCGTTTTTGTTTAATGATTTCTAGGAACTCAACTAATTGTGTTGAAACTTGTGACCATGTAACTGCATCATTTTGCTCAAAGATAAAGAATCTACAGAACTCTTCAAATGCTCTCTTGACAAACAATACAAGACGAACAATATTCAAGTCTTGCAGAGCACTTGGTCGTGCCTGAGATGTTAACTGACCCCAAACAACATACCCTGGATTGAACTTAACAATTGGGTTAAGTTGTTTCAAGTACATCTGATCTCTTTCTCCAAGTCTCGGATTGAATCTTAACTCTTTAATTGTATCAATTGCAGCTCTATTGAAGCCAGCTGCTGCGAACCAGATCTCAGCAACATTATCATTTCTTGGCAGGATGTAAGACATATGGTAAACTGGTGAGAACCATGCATCCTGTCCAGTAAATACATCAAATATTTTATTATAAGATTCATATAGGGCAACAAAGTATGTATTGAATGTATGAGTATTATTTCTTTTAGCAATGGATGTAGTAAATGAAGCATTATCTCCATTGTCTAGAATAGCAACTGAGTCACGTCTTGTTTGAACAAGAGTGCTAATTTGGGTTTTAACATCGGTTGGATAACCTCCGTCAAATACCATTGAAAAATAAATGTTTTCAGTATCTAATACATCGTCGTCGATTAGTCCAGCATAACCTTGAGCCAGTAGTGTAGTAGCTTCAGCTGTATCTAGATCACCAGCAGAATCAAGTAATGAACCATCACTACCTTTTCTCATTGGTACTGGTTCAGATGATATAAAAGGTTCGGCAAATGAATTGAAAGATTTCTTGATTCTGTATTCGATTTCAGAAGTAGGATCGAAATCAGAAACATTACCATTCCAACTTTGAATTCCACCAGTTAACACTCTTTCAGTAAATACGTTAACTGTTTCACCATCTATTCCACTGGATGCTCCTAACCAACCCCAAATTTCAATACCTTTAGCATCTTTAGCAGAAATGACATAAGCAGCACTTCCAGCTTCTGGGCTTGTATCCCAATCTGAGAAGTCCTGTTTACTATCTGTAATAGACGCAGTGCCTGAAGTTAGTGTTGTAGAAACAGTTCCAACATCTTTGTCATAAACTCTGACAGCAACATCATAACCACTACTATAAACACCACTTGGGAGTTCCATCTCAGCTCTTAGTACTGATGAATAAGTATTCAACACATCAACAATCCACATAGAGTCTCCAGCAGGGTCTTTTGCTGTTGGGTCAAATGAAATCTCAAATGATTCAACGATTTCATCTTCACCGTCTGATTGTCTTTCATAGATATCAATAATGTATTGATCCCATAGTGTTGGATTTGCGACCTCAGTAATTCTCACACCAAGACTATTATACCATTGCCCCCTTCCAATTGGATATAAGGTGCAAACGGGGTATCTTGGTGGAACAGTATCTAAAGATAGATTGGTTTTAATTTCAGTTTCAGAGTTTAAACTATCAACGAAAGTAACTTGAATATCAGATGTAGTATCTGTAGCACCAAACACTGCATCTAATCTAATATTTGAATAGGCGGCATCGTCTGAAAGACATCTTATGAAATACAGAGCGCCTGATTCTCCTAAATAGTTATATGCCATGTAAGGGCCTTGACCGTAATTCTTTCCGTAAGTAACGATATTCGGTTCGCCAAATTCAGCGATAAAATCGGCTCTTGAGCCAATAAATTTTAGGGTGTTATCCTCTCCTTTTTCTGTTAGCGCACACATGAAACCAATGGTCGATGGTACAGCTTGAACGAACTGAGAAAGGTCGATAATTTTAGTGAATACACCCGGAGATACGTGTTGAGCCATATCTTTTATTCCTCCTGTGTAAAATTCTCTATTAGTTTTTTAATCTCTCTAATGTTTTAGCTTCCTTTCTCCAGGTCCTATATAAGAATTGAAAACCCCTTTAGACGTATAAGTACCACCTGAAAATCAAACGTCTATCAGATGTTTTAATAATTGATGGGAATGTAACTCTTGCGAAGAGTGCAAAGTCGCCGCTGTAACCTCCGGCATCCGATGCAGCAGTATATAAACCTGCCTCACTTAGTTGTTTGCCGTTCGCATCATCTACTCCGATATTAACAGTAATCCTCAAAACTAGCCATTTATCATCATTCAAAGCATCCTGCTCGAACTCGACCGAGTCAAACGGATGTTTATAGTATCCTTCCTCTGGATGATTAGCATCAATAACATGATAATCAGCAGAAGAAGCGTCCGAAGCATTGATCATAATTAACGAATACAACTCAGTATCTGTGAGAACAGGTGGTATTGGATCAATTGGATCCGCTGGGAGAACTCCACCATCACCAAGGCCAAACCAGTTAATCCACATATTATAAGTGGATTCGGATACATTCGGATTGTCGAGTTGTACTAACTTTTGAGCTATCCATTCTCTACCGTTGTAAAGGACTAAGTTGTTTTTACCTACTAGTTTTCTTTCACCGGTCTCATCAACTTCATAAATTTCTACATACCCTTCTGGTTTCACAGCTTTATCTCTAGCTCCATTTTGAGCAGCGTCTCCCAGACATTTATCTCCATAAAAATCTTTTATCACATACTCTGTTGTTTTTGCCATAGTTTTAGTCCTTCCACAAAATGGTGACGATTTCTTTATATTTTGTTCTAATTATTCAGAAGGTTTGGAACTATTTAAAGCAATAACGGATAAGAGAGGACCGGGTGTAATGAGCTTCAATTTGTCATTACATAATATATACCGGTCCCCTCACGGAATGAATAGACATGCCTATGCGTTTTTTGTTCTAGTTATTCAAGATAAGTGCCACAGTTTGGGCAGAACTTGAATGATGATTTTGACTTGACTCCACACGAAGAACAAGTCAGTTTGGTCTGAACTGAGACAGATTGCTCAACCTTCTTTCCAGAATCAGCAATACCTTTTAATTGAATAACAATAGTTTTGCCTTCTCCTAAAACACCAATAGAGGCATAACGAAACTGTTGATTACATTCAGACCCTTTAACAGTTATTCCTTCATCTGCATTAGGCAGTTCAGAAATATTTTCAACTCCAAGAGAATCCATAGTAACATTGCTTTCAATTCCTCTCGATTGAGATCCTAAAAGATCCCCTGCTGAATTTGAATACATAACAGATTCTCCATCATGCTTTCCAGCAGAAGATTTATTATCACAGTAAGTCCAATCAGCGTTAGTACCATAATAGCTAAATTTAACTGGAGGATGATAATGATGGTGAACTTCCTCAATAACTTTCTTAATCTGAGGTTCAGGTAATGGCTTTTCAAAAGCGAACTCTATTCTGACTAATCCATCATCAGCTCTATCGCCTCTATGCTCACTAATCTGTTTTGTTTTATTAATAAATCGAAAACGATTGCGTGCAACATTTCCACGAAGAAACCCTTCCAATTCTGTTGATGAATTAGCTTCTAGAATTAGACTACCGTTGTCCATAACATCTTCCCCATCAATCGAAATATTGATAGAGGCTCTTCTTGAGTTGAGATTTTTTAATAGAATGGTGTACTCGCTTCCAAAAGGTAGGTAGACGGCTCCGTCTTTAACTCTTAGGATTCGTCCATTTGATTTTACTTCAGCTACGAATTGATCTTTATAAGTCATGATTACATCTCCTTTTAACAGATCACAGACTAAGATCTCATGAATTTTAGTTTTAAGTCTGTTGGTAAAAATACGCATATTCATGCCTATATATATATGTTCTTGCTATATATATTAATGACTGGTATAGAAAAGTTTTCGTTAATATTTAAGGAGGTGTCTATGGAAAGATACAATGTCAAAATCGAGAATAGTTCTGGAGAAAGGAAGGAAGCTGAAATTGACGTTGAGACAACTATCGGAAATATCATATCGTCTTTTGGTAATCGTGGTTGGATAGTAACGGAGTATTATCAAGTATTTAATGATAGCTCC